TGTTTCTGAAACTGAATTAGAAGACAGATTTATAAATGCAACAAGGGAAATATATAGTCCTTTTATTTCTGAAAAGTTTTTATTTGGTGCAGTTTTAAATATGTATAGAGGTCGTGACGAGAATGGTAGAGAAATATCTAATAAGGAAGCAATGCAAGACATAGTAAAAGTATTTGTTCCCGGAACTTTTAAAAGTGCTTACAGATTGTATGAAGCTGCAGATGCAGAAGAAAAGGCAAAATATGATGGATTACCTATAGCTTCTAATAAGAGAGGTTATCCTATAAAATTTGAAGATGAGTTTCAACATTTTTATTCAGGTATAAGAAACTCTAATATGGATGTTACAAAGTCAGTAGGAACTTTTATATATAATGAAAATCAAAAATTAAAACAACCTATTAAAAAATTTATGAGTGATTTAAGAGGATATGATTCTAAAGTATATACACAAGCTGATATAGATAATATAGTCGATATGTATTTAGATTCACAGTTAGAAAAAAAGAAATTAATGAGACAGTTTTCTGATAGATTAAATACAATTAAAAACATACAATACTATTCAAAGCAAGGAAGTAATGTTGTTAAAAAAAGATTTGGTATAGAAAAAATAATAGAAGCTAATACAGGTATGGGTAGAAAAAAAATAGATGACTCTGTATTATATGCATTACAAGATGGAGAAGATGGTGCAGGATTTTTTATGCCTGATAATGTTTTAAATGATAATACTATTATGACAATACTAAAAGATAAAAGATTTCCACCTGAACTTATAAACGCACTAAGTCAAGTTCAATCACAAATAACAGGAGCTAGATTAAGAGATGAGTAAAAAAGATTTAACACAACTATCTAAAAAAGAATTAGAAAGTATGTTGGCTAAGAAGTATGGTGTTGATAAGTATCTTAATCAGAGAAGTCAACTGCTTGACTTGTTAGGTAGCAAGGGTGAGACTGATATACAGACAGGATTTACAGGTCCTGAGACTGAAGCCTTATCTATTATGTTTGAGAATAGTCCTGCAATAGGTAGTCGTTCTAAGGCAGAGGGTGGCATTGTTAGTTTGTCTTTAGGTAGTGGTGAATTTGATGACACTGATTCTTTAGATGGTCAAGATTTTTCTGGTGGTGGTTTTGACGAAGCAGATGATGAAGATGAAAGCAGAGCAGGAGATTATCAGACTACTACAGATACAGTTGAATCTAAAACAGGTGGTGATGATGTACAATCAACTGTTTTCTCTGGTCTAAGAGGTGATGATATACTAAAAGAGATTGAAAACAATCCACAGTTAAAAGGATTCTTAGGAGATAAGATGAGAAGCCTTGTTAAGGAAGGTAAAATATCTAATCTTGAAAGAGATGATAGAGGAAGACTTACAGGTATGTATAGTGAAAGTAGTTTGCCCGGAATGTTAGGTGGTTTAGCTAGTCTTTTAGATATACCTATAAAAGGTAAGGTATATACAGGATATGGTGAAGGATTTAATATAGGTGGTTCTGATGATGGTGATGATACTTCTCAAATGATAAGAAAGATTTCACAACAAAAAAAAGAAGAAAAGAAAGACACACCACTTACTCAAGCAGAAATAGATTACTATACTAGAGGTATGGGTACTGCAACTAAACCTTTAAAAACTTTAGAAGATGTTAATAAACATATGGCAAGTTTAGTAGGAACAACTGAAAGTCCTACAGGTGCAAAACTTTCTAAGGATAAGCAGTTTTTAGTATTACCAAATGGTAAGATAATAAATCTTAAAACAGGTAGAGTTCAAGAGAGTATGTCAGGCTTAGAATTATTTAGAGGGGGAATGATTTAGTGAAGTATAATATGACAGAACTATTAGACCAACTAGTTTTACACGAGGGTCTAGAGTTACTTCCTTATAAGGACAGTCTTGGCATAGATACAATAGGTATAGGTAGGAACTTAGAGCATAGAGGATTGAGTGAAGAAGAACTTGTACATATTGGTAAAGATATATCTGACATATGTGAATGGGGTATTACTAAGGAACAGGCATACTACCTTGCAGAAAATGATATAAAAATAGTTGAGGAAGAAGTTTGCAAAGCACATCCTTGTGTGGTAGAATTAGACGAAATTAGACAAAGAGTAATTATTGACATGGCATTTAACATAGGTGTGCCAAGACTAAATAAATTTGTTAAGATGTGGAAAGCTATAGATGAACAAGACTTTGCAGAAGCAAAGGTTCAGATGTTAGATTCTCGTTGGGCAAATCAAGTAGGTAACAGGGCAGTGCGACTTTCCAATGCAATGGATACAGGAGAGTGGGTATAATGTGGGGTGCAATAATTAGTGGAGTGACAAGTCTTGCTTCTTCTTATATGGATAATAGGAAGATAAAGACAGAACACAAGGCAAAGGTAGAACAGGCAAGAGTTAATGCAGAAATTAATAGAATCGAAAAAGCTGCACAGTCAGACCAAAACTATGACCTTGAAGCCTTACGACAAACAAGATATAGCTGGAAAGATGAGTATATACTTGTCATCCTTACCCTACCTTTCATTGGCAGCTTCATCCCTGATATACAAGACCATGTTCTCAAAGGATGGGAATACATAAACAAAGCACCTGAATGGTATCAATGGAGTTTTATGGGAGCAGTTGCTGCATCATTAGGAATCAGGTGGGCATTTAAGTTCTTCAGTGGTAAGAAGTGATTCATCTTCTTCATCTTCCATTTCTTCAGGAAATGCCTGAGACATAAGTTCAAGAACTTTTTCTATACCAATAATCTCCATACCCTTGACAATCTCTTGTTCCAAAGATTCTGTAGTAATCTCATCTGCATCTATATTATTACCTCTAACTCTAGATAATAACTCTAGAGCTTTCAATGCAGAGGTTGTCTGTCCTTGAGTTCTTGCAACACCATACTGCTTTTCTATCTCATCAACAACATCAATACTAGTTGTCATATTGATAGCTAGTTCGTCTAGTCTTTCCTGAACTGCAGGGTCTTGAAGTAATCTTGAGCCTGTGTTGTGTGCAGATATCTCACTATATCCTGCATCCTTTGCAGCTCTAGTTGCGTTCTTATGTAGGATATAATTCTGACAAAACTTTTCTTGTTTTTCTTTAAGCTGCATCTTCTATTATTTCATAGTAGTATTTTTCATTTGCCTTTATTGAGTTTTTCCAAACTTCAGATACTAGAGTATTCTTGCCATGAACTTTTAAAGCCATGTCCATATCTGTGTTAGCAAATAATTTTTCACAGTCTTGAGCCATTGCAAGTAGTTCTCCTGTAGTCCAAAAGTATTCACCATTAGTTTCAACTCTAAAGTATTTAGGTTTATCTAGTACTTTTTCATTTTTCATTTCTTCAGTAACTTCAGCAACTGAACAGTCAAAGCCAAACAATTCAAAGCTTCTAAAGCCAAGTATGTGAGCAATAGATATAGTTCTCATTGCCGCACAAGTACCACCTGCAACTAGTGTTTCTCCTTCTTCTATTCCTGTGTTAGTATTAATTTTAAGTTTGTCCTTTACACTTGTATCTCTTAGTGCTTCAGAGTAAGCAGACCAACCTTTTATATTTGCACCTTTTTTTATGAGGTGTTTTGTTACTGAAGGGTCAGTCATTGAAGCAACTAAAAACTTAGTATCTTTATTTATTTTTTTAAATAAGTCTTTTCTTTTAACTCCATGTGTGCTGATACCATCAATAGGTCTTGGGTCAAGTATAGAACATATAAAAGGACTAATACCATTCTCTAATAGTTTAGGATAGCTATGTTTTACACAGAACACTTTAGTATTAGGTTGTCTAGCTTTCTTTTTAAGTAAGTTAAAGTCTGTACTTGAACCACCTGAAACAATAAGTGCAGTTTCATTATGTATCTTGCTATGCTTTAACCAATTAAAATCTTTAATAAGTTTTTTATTTTCTTTTATGTTTACAAATATTTCATCTGCAGGTCTAGAATCTTTTGGTGTTACCACAATGGGCATACGAGTTATCTCGTCAGGTAAAGGTTCTACTCCTTTTTTATTTGCAACAAATGCTAAGTGAGTTCTACCACCACCAACAACTCTGTCATTAGAAGGTAATACAATTTTACCATATGCTTTTATTTCTTTTATAAGTTTATTAACTCCCATGTTTTTTTCTTCAGGTTGATTTCCTTCTTCATCCTTAGAAAAGAAATCATCAAACACAATTAAAGGTACTTTCTTTAAATCTTTATAGTCAGACTTAACAGTTTCATATGAGTGACCACCATCAATAAAGGCAAGGTCAACTTTGTTAGCTGACTTACATTTTTTTAGTGTAATCTTTGAATCACCTTTATGTAATTTAAATGTAAACTCTTTACCTTTCTCTTTCATCTTTTGTTTAAACTGTTCTAGTCTATTACTAACTATCTCTATAGTATGATGTTGCTTAGTATTCATTTCTATATCATCAGTCAAGGCAGTTGCTTCTTCAAACAAGTCAAAACCAAAGTAAGAAAACTTATCTCTATATTCAAATACTGCAAGTGCCATCTCTATTGCACGACCACCATTCCATGTACCAACTTCAGTAATTGATTTAGGTTTGTAATGTCTTATTATATCTGCAAGTTGTCTATATCTAGGTAACTTTATATCTGGTGCAAGTCCACCTTTTTTATTTTTTAGATTACCTTTATAGTGTATAAAATATTCTGATAAAGGTGACTGCATAAATGCAGATAGACCTTTGGCATTTTCTGATAGGTTATTAACTACCATGCCATGTGCCTTATATATATTTAATAGACGTTCAAATATAAAACCATCATGCCATTCTCTATAGGCAATAGTTTCTCCTATTGTATAACAACCTCTAAGGTCTGCAATTATAGAACAGGCATCATGGTACTGTAAATTAAATCCCATAAAACTTGTTTCACTATAGTCAACATCTTTTCTACCTAAGTGTGCCACACTTGCTTGTTCAGGTAACCATTTATCAACTGCAGATTTGTCAAGTCTTTTTGTTGCAACTGTATCTGCATCAAGCCATATCAACCAATCAGGTTCTTCAGGATTAGAGTTTTGTTCCATCATTTTAAATGCTCTGTCAGTTAAGGCATATACTTTATGACACCACTTAACTGCATCTAGTCTCCAATTATAAGGCATCTTACCACCTTCTGTACCATCATGTGTTTTCATCTTTTCACGATAGTCAAGCATCTCTTTTACATCATTAAGATGTATATATACAATGCTAGAAGCAGTAGGGTGGTCAACTTTTTTAATATCAAAGTCATGGTAGTAAGCATAGAGTTTAAAATGTTTTGGATTCCATTTTGATGCGACACTCTCAAGCATTTCTTTTGCATAAGTATTATATCCTTCCTCACTAAAAGAGGTTACAAATGTATACATATTAATTTTCCTTTGGTAGTATTCTTGATTCGTACATCTTCTTTGCAGTTTTCCATTCACCTGCATAGTGAGCATCTACTATTCTTTTAGGTTGCCAATCTTCAAACTGAGGTCCACCTGTAGTAAAATGTACGTTACATGGATTTATATTTTCATCAGTCCATCCATCTAGGAAGTTCCACTTAGGATGTATAGAACCAATCTCTTCATCTTCTAGCCATTTAAAATTATGAAGCCATCTTCCTGACTGCTCATTAACATCTTTAATTGTAAGTCTTTTATGGGCAGGGTGTTCACAGTTCCATAAAACAAAACTAGACCAATTCTTTCTACTGTAATTGCTTTGTACCTGTTTATCCATTTTAAAAATTTCTTTAGGTTTATAGTCATGTTTAACTACAGATACTGCATACTCATCAAACTGTCCATACTCTTCAAATACTTCTGTTATGTCTGCTCTTAGAAACATATCACAGTCCATAAACAAAGCAAGACCTTTATGCATATTTATAAAAGGAACTAGGAATCTAGTAAAAGTAAACTCACTACTGAATGGTCTATTATCAGCAGAATCTATCTTTTGATGTGTGTCATCAAGGTAGTAAGTTCTTTTATATAAACCTGACATACGTAGAGATGGTTGCTCTAAAGGTATAATGTCATACTTACGAGTATATTTTTCTATTGAAAACTTTAGAATTTCAAAAGCAATATGTTCTTTAGGGTCATACCCTACGTATATTACAGGTCTTCTAGTAGTATGAATAATATCTACCATTTAAAAAACTGGTCAATCAAGTTGAAGTGGTTAGGCACTACAGTTGTTACACCATATTTTTCTTTTGCAATCTGTCTGTACTTATTATACTTTTGAGTTGCAATTTCAGAAGCTGCTTCAAACTCTTTCCATGCTGCTTTTAAGTCACCATATTTAAGGTCTTCAACTTCTTTTTTCTTAGCTTCAATTTCTTCTTCAAGCTTTTTAATTTTATCTTCAGTCATTAAGTTACTCCTTTCTATATGAATTATAATCTATATTATAAATTATGTCAAGAACTTTTTAATAAAAGTATTCGTCAGTATCTCCAAGTCTTTTGTTCTTATCATTTTCTACCTGATAAAATTCTGTACTTACTTTAAAGTCAGGCTTCAATGGTTCTTCAGGAGTAAGAGAGTTATCATACACTCTCATTCTATTGTTAGGATATAAAGCATACTGACCATTAACAAGTTCAATTAAGTTAAAAGACTTATGTTCTTCAGGCACTTCACTTGTACTGTAATCTATTTCATCAGTAGATGAATGATAGTTGTCTAAAGTACAAACATAAAAACCCTTGACAGTTCCAAAATCATGTGTTAAAATTTCGTAGTCCATTGTGGAGATAAACTGTTTATGTATATTCACCACACCATAATCCATACAATTCCAAAACTGTAAATTATTAAGTGGCATATCAGGATTAGGTAACTTAGGTTCTGATAAAAAGGCAGAGATAGGTAGCTTGTCAAACAATGCCCCATACTTAGGTAAGTATGTTTCAAAGTAAAAAGCTCTTCCCGGAATAGACTTAGCAGTTACCCAGTTACCTTCTACAAACTCTCCATGCCCATCCTTAAAATCTCTTAGATACTCTTTTCTAACCCATATCTTTGTTGATGGTAGATTGCATATTAGTGTTGACATTTTTTTTAAATACCTTTCTT